GATTTAGCACAAACAGAATTAGGTAATGGACCAGAATTAAAATCTTTAGATTTTGATCAAAGTTCAGATGAGTATGCACAATTTGCCGTAGCATTTCCTAAATCATGGAATGAAAGCACAGTAACTTTTCAAGCATTTTTTACAGCAAATACAACAAACACGGGTTCAACTAAATTTCTTTTAGCGGGTGTTGCAGTAGCTGATGATGGTCCTATCGATGCAGCGTTTGGAACAGCACAAGGAACAGCAATAGGATTTAGTGGCACAGCTAATGATTTAATGGTTGGAAATGAATCAGCTGCAATTACAATTGCAGGTTCACCTGCGGCAGGTGAACAAGTATTTTTTAATATCTTTAGAGATGTTTCAGCAGATAATTTAACAGCAGATGCAAAACTATTAGGTATAAAATTATTCTTTACTACTGATGCTGCTAACGACGCATAATAGATAGGAGTTAAAAGTGACAGGATTTGGAAGTAACATATTAGGTTTTGGAACTGGTGGTGGAGTAATCATCAGAGATCCTTTTACGGCCTCTCACGTACTATTAGTAGGCGGAGCAGGAGGCGGAGGCGGTGACCGTGGAGGCGGTGGAGGTGCAGGAGGCTATAGACTTCTTACATGTCAACCTTTTCCAGGAGCACCAGTTGTTGTAACAGTTGGAGCAGGATTAGCAGGTTCTTTTGGTGGATCAACTAACCAACCAGCAGGAAACACTTCAGTAGCATTAGAAGCAGGAACTATAACTGCAAATGGTGGCGGTGGAGGAGCTTCAGGTTTCTCTAATCCAGGTGATGGCGGTGGATCAGGTTATGGTGCACCGGGTGGATCTGGCGGTGGAGCAGGTTCTCCTCCTCCAGGAGCAACAGCACCAGGAGGTTCAGGAAACTCTCCTCCAGTAAGTCCTTCACAAGGAAACCCAGGAGGTTCAGCATCAACAAACGGTACTTTTCAAGACTCAGGTGGTGGTGGTGGAGCTAGTGGCAGCGGATCAGGTTCACCAGCTGGTCCAGGAGGCGGTGGATCTACAAGTCACGTGCCTCATTTTGGACCTGCACCACAACCTTTTTACGCAACATCACCAGGGGCATATGCCGGTGGCGGTGGTGGAGGTCAAGATAATAGAGAAGGCCCTCCTCCAGGTTCAGGTGGTTCAGGCGGAGGCGGACCTGGTGGTTCAGGAACAGGAACTGCAGGAGCAGCTGGTACAGCAAATTCCGGTGGCGGAGGAGGAGGATCCTCACGTTGTAACGGAGGCGGTGGAACAGGTGGATCAGGAACTGTTTTAATTAAAGTTCCATCACCACAAGCACCAACAGTTTCAGTAAGTCCTCCAGGATCAGGATCAGTGACAAATTTTCCAGGATATACAGTTGTAGCTTTCACTGCTAGTGGGGAGTTAAAAAGAGTTTAATTATGGCACACTTTGCTAGATTAGATGAAAATAATAAAGTCCTTTACGTAGTGGTTGTGGCTAATGATGTGTCTACTTCAAACGGACCATTAGGTGAAAATGATATGCATCCTGATGGAGAATCATGGTGCACTAAATTTTTTAAAAAATCTAATTGGAAACAAACTTCATACAATAATAATTTTAGAAAACAATATGCAGGTCCTGGTATGACCTATGATGAAAATGCTGATTTATTTATAGCGGTTAAACCTTTTGAATCTTGGATATTAGATAATAATTTTGATTGGCAACCACCAGTCGCTAAACCAGACATCTTAGAACATAATGGTACACCCATGTATCCAGAATGGGACGAAGAAAATTTAAGATGGAAAGGTAATAATGGTGAAGAGGTTGATGGTGTTGTAACTTGGTATGAGTATCTCTGGAATACAGATACTTTTTCGTGGGAAAACAAAACTGTAAAACCTATTTTTAATTCCTAATAATACTTGATTTAAAATACAAACTCTGTATAACTAGTTTAAAAGATATACAGATGTTACTAAATTATTATTATTGGTATTTTACTAGTGCTTTGTCACCTAAAGTGTGTCAAAAAATAATTTCCTTATCTAAACGACATAAAAAATTAAAAGCCATAACAGGCCATTCTACAGAAAAAGTTACTTATCAAAAACTTACTAAACAACAAAAATTAAATTTAAGTAAAACAAGAAACTCTAATATTGTATGGCTAAATGAACCTTGGTTGTTTGAATTATTACAATCATATGTAAGAACCGCTAATCAAAACTCTGGTTGGAATTTTCAATGGGAGAGAACAGAGTCTATACAATTTACTCAATATAAAAAGAATCAATTTTATGATTGGCATCAAGATACTTTTCCACATCCTCATACTGAAGGTCCTTTAAAAGGATTAATTAGAAAACTATCTGTAATTGTTTCTTTAACAGATGAAAATAAATATGTTGGAGGTGATCTTGAATTTAATCTTAGAAATCTAACTAATAAATCAGATAATATAATAACTTGTAAGGAGATAAAACCACAAGGATCTATAGTGGTTTTTCCTTCGCATGTTTGGCATAGAGTAAAACCAGTAACGAAAGGCACTAGACAATCTTTAGTGATGTGGAATGATGGCAAACCGTTTGTCTAAAATACCTTATTTAATTCAACAAGATAATTTTTTTACAGAAAAAGAATGTAAATCGTTAATTAGAAAATATAAAAAACTTTGTACATCAGATAGTTTAAAAACATACTTAAATTATAATTATTATGATATTAAAATGAATGATGATTGGGGTAAAAAACTATTAGAAATAGTAAACAAATACATAAAGAAATATAAGGGTCTTGATATAATTGAACAATGGGCAATTGATAATATTAGATTCAAGCATTTTCCTAAAAATTATTCTTTTGACAAATGGCACTGTGAACAAACAACTAATTATCCATATAGAGTTTTTAGTATTTTAATTTATTTATCTGATCATAATGTTGGAACAGAATTTTATCACGAAGGTAAAACGATAAAATCAAAAGCAGGTAGAGCTATTATATTTCCTGCTTCTTGGACACATATACATAGAGGACAAAAAACAAATAAAGATAGGTACATGTTATCTTGTTATGCATTTTTAAGGAAACCAAATGAGTTTTAAAACTAAAGGATATGGAGTTATAAAAAAAGCTATTTCAAAAGAATTAGCTGATTTTTGTTATAATTATTTTTTAATTAAAAGGTCTGTGGCAGATACATTTTTTACTCACAACTATTTGAAGGGCGATAAAAATTCAGAATGGGGGACTTGGAATGACCCACAAGTTCCGAACGTTTATTCACATTATGCAGACACTTGCATGGAAACTTTATTATTAAAATTAAAAAATAAAATGGAAAAATACACAGGTTTAAAATTAGTTCCTACTTATTCTTATGCAAGACTTTATGAAAAAGGTGCTGTTCTGTTTAGACACAAAGATAGACCTAGTTGTGAAATATCTACCACACTTAATTTAGGAGGTGAATTATGGCCTATCTATATTGATCCTACAGGAGAGGATAATATTTTAGCTCACGAATATACTAATAAAGGAGAAGAGGTTAAATTAAAAAGGGGAGCACATAAGGGTGTAAAAGTAGATTTATCCGTAGGAGACATGTTAGTTTATAGAGGTTGTAATTTAGAACATTGGAGAAAACCTTTTAAAGGTAAAACATGTGGACAAGTATTTTTACACTACAATAATTTTTTAACTCAAGGTAATACTAATTTATTTGATGGTAGAATACATGTGGGTTTGCCTAAAGAATTTCAAAGAAAATGAAAGTAGAAAATTATTTTCAAACTCCAATTTATATTTTTGAAAAACCTGAATGGGTTAAAGAAAGTATTAAAGCTACAAACCCTTATATTAAAGAGGCTATAAAATTAAACAAGCCAAAGTTCTATAATAATAAAGATTTTGGTTTAGTGCATCATTCAAAACCCATAGCAAAAGAACTAAAATTAAAAAAGCTTATAGATTTTATAGGTAACACAGCTATGAATATTTTAGATAATCAAGGATATAATATGTCTTTATATAATTTATTTCTTAATGAAATGTGGGTTCAAGAATTTCCTAAAAATGGTGGAGGCCACCATTCTCCACATAATCATTGGAATGGACATATTTCTGGTTTTTATTTTTTAAAATGTTCTAATGAAACTTCTTATCCTGTATTTTACGATCCAAGATCTAGTAAATCAATGAACATGCTAAAACAGAAAGATGATTCTAAATTAACTTATTCTACGGAACAAGTTCATTTTAAAATAAAACCAGGTACATTATTATTTTTTAATTCATACCTTACACATGAATTTATTGTTGATAAAGGTATAGAACCTTTTAGATTCATACATTTTAATATTCAAGCTACAGATAAAAACCATGCAATTTGATCACTGGTTTCCTACAATCATAGGTATTAAAAATAATCCTAAACATAAGCAAGTAGAAACTAAACTAGTAAAATTTTGTTTAGATAAAAAGAAAAAAATTAAATCAGGTGGATCGCATTGGTTATCTCATGAAACATATAATACTTCTACTACCTATAATTTAACGTATGAGCCTTTGTTTTTAAATTTAAACAAATGGGTGTATGATCAAATAGTTAAGTATTGTCATCATATGGAATATGAAGTTGAACTACTTTGTAGTGGAGTTTGGTTTAACATATACAACAAAGGTGATTATCAAGAATATCACAGACATGCAAAAGATTGTATTTCAGCAATTTATATTTTAAGCGGTCATAAAAAAGCAGCTAAGATTTATTTTAGATCTCCTATTTTAGAAACAGCACAAGAACCTAAAATTAAAATAAATGATAAGAATGCTTATAGGGCTCACTATGAAGCTTTGCCTGGTAACTTATTAATATTTAGATCTAATACAGAACATGCAGTTGAGAAACATTTGATTGCTGACAAAAGAATAACACTAGCTTATAATTTTAGATTAAAATGAAATTCTACCAATTAGATAATTTTTTTACTGAGGAAGAAAACAAAACAATAGACTCGATATTATACGATGCACACTTTCCTGTTTTTTATTATAAAGAACAAGTGATAGGTGATGGTCTTCCTTTCTTTTCTCATGTTTTAATTAACAAAGATACACATGAAATTAATTCAAGTTATACTAATTTCTTTTTAATGATCGCCTATAAATTTGTTGCTAAAGTATCTAAGATAGAACCAAAGAAGTTTTTAAGAGGTAACATAAATTTAACATTGCCTTTTAAAGGTAAACCTAAGTTACATGTAGATCACGAAGAACCTCATTACCAAATAATTATGTATTTAAATGATGCTTCAGGAACAACTGATATATACAAAGGTAAAAAATTATTTAAAAAAGTTAATCCTAAAAAAGGAAGAATTATTATGTTTAATAAACAACCTCACTTAGCTAATTCTCCTATTGGAAAAGATGAATTAAGAGCTGTTTGTGTAATGACTTTTAATACTAATGACTAGAGTTATAGATAATTATTTAAATCAAGAAGATTTTTTGAGAATAAAAAACACATTAGGATCTTCGGATTTTCCGTGGTATTATCAAAAAAATATAAATGATAGTCATTCAGAAAAAGATTTAGATTGTTATTTTACTCATTATCTTTTTAATCAAAAAAATGGTCAAAGTTCCTTTTACTATATTATCAAACCTATTTTAAATAAATTAAATGTTAAAGCTCTAATAAGAATTAAATCTAATCTTTATCCAAGAACTGAAAAATTAGAAATACATAAACCACATTCTGATTATACTTATAAACATAAAGGAGCTATATTTTATATAAATACAAACGATGGAAAAACTATATTAAATAAAAACAAAGAAATAGATTCTGTAGAAAATAGATTATTGCTCTTTGAACCACATCTTTCTCACAGCAGCACTTCTACTACAAATGTAAAATCTAGGATAAATATTAATTTTAACTATTTTTAGCCTGTTTGCGTTTTGATATTTATATAGTATAATCAATATAATATTGATATAAAGCTTTTACTATGCTACAAAAATTAGGTTTTGCTCCAGGTTTTAACAAACAGGTCACAGAAACAGGTGCTGAAGGGCAATGGTTTGATGGTGATAATGTTAGATTTAGATATGGTACACCTGAAAAAATAGGTGGTTGGACACAATTAGGACAGGACAAATTAACTGGTGCTGCCAGAGCTCTTCATCATTTTGATGATAATGCAGGTATTAAATACGCAGCTATAGGAACTAACAGAATTTTATATGTATATTCAGGTGGAACTTATTACGATATACACCCAATTAGAACTACTTTAACAGGTGTTAGTTTTACAAGCACATCGTCTTCAACTACAGTTACTGTAACCTGTGGCACTAGCCATGGTTTGAACGACAATGATATTGTTATGTTTGATTCTGTCAGCGGTGTGACAGCAGTAGGTTCTACTTTTACAGATGCAACATTTGAAGACCAAAAATTTATGGTTACTTCAGCACCTACATCAACCACTTTTACAATTACAATGGATACTCAAGAAGCAGGAACTCCTTTGTCAACTAGTGGGTCTGCTTCGGTTTTATGTTATTATACAGTGGGTCCATCTCAACAACTTGGTGGTTTTGGTTGGGGTACGGGTTTATGGTCTGGTGATGCTCCAGGAGCGGTGACGACAACTTTGGCCTCTACTATTAATGACACTGTAACTGATATTCCTTTAACTAGTACAGCAGCGTTTCCATCATTTGGAGAAATTAGAATTGGATCAGAAGATATAAGTTTTGCTGCTAATAATACTACAACAAATATTTTAAGTGGTGGTGCAAGAGAAGTTAACGGTACCACTAAGGCAGGACACAGTGCCGGTGCAACTGTAACTAACATTTCTGATTTTTTTGGTTGGGGTGATGCATCTTCTTCTGACTTTACAATTGATCCTGGTCTATGGGTTCTTGATAACTTTGGTACAAAATTAATTGCACTTATTTATAATGGTCCATGTTTTGAATGGGACGCAGCTGGTGCTGGTTCTACTTCTACAAGAGCAACGTTATTAGCGAATGCTCCTACTGCATCACGTCATGTGTTAGTATCTACACCTGACAGACACTTAGTATTTTTTGGAACAGAAACAACCGTAGGCTCGGCATCGACTCAAGATGATATGTTTATTAGATTCTCAGATCAAGAAAATATTGATGGAACAGATGCGTATACAGTTAAAGCTGAAAACACTTCCGGCACTCAAAGACTTGCAGATGGTTCTAAAATCATGGGTGCTATAAAAGGTAGAGATGCTATCTATGTATGGACCGATACTGCATTGTTTTTAATGAAGTTTGTTGGTGGAGATTTTGTATTTGCTTTTGAACAAGTGGGTACTAACTGTGGATTGTTTGGTAAGAATGCTTGTATTGAGGTTGATGGTACAGCTTATTGGATGTCTGAGAATGGTTTCTTTACATACGATGGTCAGTTAAGATCACTACCTTGTCTTGTTGAAGACCACGTTTACGATGATATAAATGCTACATCTAGAGATCTTATTAATGCAGGATTAAATAATTTGTTTGGTGAGATAAACTGGTTTTATTGTACAGCAGGGTCCAATCAAATTAATAGAGTAGTTACATATAATTATTTAGATTCATCACCTAAACGTCCTATATGGACAACAGGAACTTTACCTAGAGCAGCGTGGCAGGATTCAGCTGTATTTGATAGACCACATGCAACATTTTATAATCCATCTGATAACGCATCAACCGATTGTACTGGAAACACTGATGGTAGCACTATATACTATAATCAGGAAACAGGGACCGATCAAATTAATGCTGGTGGTGTAACAACTGCTGTAATAGGTACTATTACTTCTGGTGATTTTGATATTACCCAACGTAGAAATACTACAGGACAGACTGTAGGAATGCCGGACATTAGAGGAGACGGTGAATATATTATGAGAATCAGTAGATTTATACCAGATTTTATTAGTCAGACAGGAAACACTTCTATTAAATTTAAAACAAGATTATATCCAAACAGTAGTGAAACCACTACTACGTTTACATGTAGCTCTTCTACGACTAAAAAAGATATAAGAGTAAGAGCTAGACAAATAGCATTAGAAGTCGCTAACACAACTACAAATGAAGATTGGAAACTAGGAACATTTAGATTAGATATACACCCAGGAGGAAGAAGGTAATGGCTACAGACCAAGAGATAAGAGACGCTGGTTTTAAATATATCCCTGAACAAAAATATTTACAGAGTCCTTTTCAGATACCTACGGACGATCCGGTGACTGACCAAGGTATTGTTGCAACCAATGCTTTTGCTGGAAGTGGTGGAAACGGTTTTAGTGTTTATAATGCAGACCCAAATACAATAACAAACATGAATCCTAACAGGTACGCTTTGCAAGATGCAAGATACGATAATGAACTATCTTATGTTGGAAAAACTTTACCTGGCGATTTAAGTCCTCTTTACAACACTAGCACTGCAGCAATGAAAAGTATGGAAATAAATCCAGATTACTATGGCATGGATACTATAGGTGATAGATTTGAACTTGATGAAAAAGGTCAACTTGTTATGGACAGTGAGGGTAATTATATAAGAAAAAATCAACCATCAAAAATATCAGAGCTTATTGGTAAAGGAATAGGTTTTATACCTGGTATAGGCACACTTTCAAAATTTGCAGATTTTGCATC